TTGTAACTAGTTTGTAACTGTTATAATGCCTTATTTTATGCGGATGTAACTAATGTAACTAATTTTGACAATGTTCTTATTATAAATATTTTTTATTATAATGTATATCAGTAAGAAGTAATAAAAATAATATATATATAATAGTATATAGTAAAAATTAGTTACATTAGTTACAAAAATGTCGGAAATCCAGTAAAATCAAGGGCTGAGAGTGTAACTGATTAGTGTAAAATGAGTTACAAACTGGTTACAATTGGTTACAAAACTAGTTACATCAGAAAATAAATGACATAATCTGAGTCAGAGTTGATATAAAAGCAGTCTGATTTGACTTGAATGTGAGTCAGGAAAGCTGATATTGTGTAGACTGTTCAATTAGACATGAAGCATATCCTTTTGTCATGGGGATGTGCTTTTTACTTTGTCCGGGAAATATAGCTGTTTCCTCCTTTACAGCTTCCCGGACTTTTCGATATACAAAATGAAACGAATGAGAGGTGGTGGGGCTTGGCAAGGGCAAGAGATCCCAATAGAAATAAGGCATTCGAAATTTATAAAGAACATAAAGGAAACATTGATTTAGTTGAGATTGCAAGCCAGTTAAATATTTCACCCGGAACAGTTCGTGGGTGGAAATCAAAAGATTCTTGGAACGATAAATTGAATGGAACGTTCCAAAAAAATACGGAACGTTCCAAAAGAAAAAGAGGCGGTCAACCAGGTAATAAAAATGCAAAGGGTCATGGTGGTACTGGACCACCAGAAAATAAGAACGCTGAGAAGTATGGATTCTTTTCTAAGTATTTGCCGGATGAGACGAAAGAGATTTTTGACGCAATTGAACATGCAGATCCGCTGGACCTGTTGTGGCACCAGATACAGATTGCATATGCTGCCATTGTGAGAGCACAGCGGATAGCTTATGTTAAGGATCACCAAGATAGAACCATCAACAAGATTGGTGAGAAAGATGGTGAGACTGTATCAGAGGAACGTTGGGAAGTACAGGAAGCATGGGACAAGCAGAATAATTTCTTAAAGGCACAGGCAAGGGCGCAGGCTGAATTAAGCCGCATGATAAAGCAGTATGACGAAATGCTTCATGCAAACTGGGAACTGGCTACTGAAGAACAGAAGACAAGGATCCAGTCAATGAAAGCAAAAGCCCAACTGAATGATGTTGAAGAAACAGTAGATGATGGATTCCTGGAAGCATTAAATTCTTCTGCTGCTGAGGATTGGAATGATGAAGAAACAGGTATTTAAGTTTCAGCCATTCTCAAAGAAACAACGCAAGGTATTGAATTGGTGGTGTGATAACTCACCTGTAAAAGATGCAGATGGAATAATTGCAGATGGTGCTATTAGATCAGGAAAGACAATATCAATGTGCTTATCATTTGTCATGTGGTCAATGTCCAATTTTGACGGGCAAAACTTCGGTATGTGTGGTAAGACTATCGGATCATTCAGGCGAAATGTGCTGTTCTGGCTGAAGCTGATGTTGAGAAGCAGGGGTTATTCTGTTACGGATCACAGGGCTGATAACCTTCTGGTAGTCAGTCGTGGGGATGTAGAAAACTTTTATTATATCTTCGGTGGTAAAGATGAAAGATCACAGGATCTGGTGCAGGGTATCACATTGGCCGGTGTGTTCTTTGATGAAGTGGCATTGATGCCGGAATCATTTGTCAATCAGGCTACTGGACGTTGTTCGGTTGATGGCTCAAAGATGTGGTTCAACTGTAACCCTGACGGTCCGTATCATTGGTTCAAACAGAACTGGATTAACAAATGCAAGGAAAAGAACATCCTGTATCTGCATTTTACAATGGATGATAACCTGTCATTGTCTGAGAAAATCAAGACAAGATACAGGAGCATGTACACCGGGGTGTTTTACAAGCGGTACATCCTCGGGTTATGGGCTGTTGCTGAGGGAATTATTTATGATATGTTCAGTGAAGATGAACATATTGTCAAATATGATGAAATAAAAGGTAAACTGATAAATAATCCTTCATGCAGATATGTGTCATGTGACTATGGTACCCAGAATGCCACTGTATTTCTGCTGTGGAATAAAGCCACTGATGGGAATTGGTACTGCATCCGGGAATATTACTATTCAGGACGTGACAAGTCAAAACAGAAAACTGATGCAGAATATGCAGAAGACTTGAAAAAGTGGCTGGGCGAAACCAAAATCAGGGCAATGATTGTGGACCCATCAGCTGCTTCTTTTATTGCGGAACTGAGAAAACGAAAATATAAAGTACTGAAAGCAAGAAATGATGTACTGGATGGTATCAGGCTGGTTGCTACACTGCTGAACCTTAAAAAGCTGTTCTTCTGCAATAGCTGTGAAAACACCATTGCTGAGTTTCAGTCATACATCTGGGATGAAAAGGCAGCAGATAGGGGAGAAGATAAACCAGTAAAACAGTACGATCATGCAATGGATGCTGTCAGATACTTTGTTTATACGATTTTGAGTAATCAGCTGGCAAAGCTGAAAACTATGAAAGGTTGATAGTTATGCGTGTATTTACATTACCAGCTGAGAACTGGAATGAATTGAGTATTGATAAGCAGGTTATCCGACACCTGATATTAAAACACAGGAGTCTTGTGGATCACCTGATTACTCTTGAAGACTACTATGAGGGAAAACATAAGATCCTGAATGATAAGAACCGGGAGAACAAATTGGTATGCAACCATGCAAAGGATATTTCTGATACTGCCAGTTCATACTTTATCGGTAACCCGGTTACATATAAGGCACAGACAGATATCACAGACCTGACGGATAAGTTAGAATACGCCGGAGCAGATGAAGCTGACGGTGACAACGGTCTGGACTTATCTATTTTTGGCAGGGCTTATGAATACATCTACACCAAAAAAGATGAAACAGACCTGATGATAAAGAATTTGTCACCAGCGAATACCTTTGTTGTGTATGATGATACGATTGAGCAGAATGAACTGTTTGCTGTATATTACTATGCAAAACGTGATGATTCTGACCGAACAGATACAAAGTATATTGCAACTGTGGTTACGGAACATTACAAGTACATCCTGAATATTCAGAATGTTGATGGTATTCAGCCCACCTATGAACAGGCTGAACCACATTATAAAGGTGAAGTCCCCATTATTGAGTATCTAAACAACAAGATGGGACTGGGTGATTTTGAACTTCAGATACCATTAATTGATGCATACAACGCATTAATGAGTGACCGTGTGACGGACAAGGAACAGTTTATTGATGCTATCCTTGCCATATATGGAACACTGTTATCAGATGGTGATGAGTATGACGAAGAAGGAAACAAGATTAGTGATTCTGCTGACGAAGCACAGAAAGAATTGAAGAAAAAGAAGATTCTGGAACTGCCTGACGGTACGAAAGCAGAGTATCTGACAAGAACCTTTGATGAAAACGGCGTTGAGATCCTGAAGAAAGCTATTGAGCAGGATATACACAAGTTTTCACATATTCCCTGTATGTCAGATGAGAGTTTTGGCGGCAATGTTTCCGGGGTGGCTATGGAATTTAAGCTGCTGGGGATGGAGAACATAACCAAGATTAAGACCCGGTATTACAAAAAGGGTCTGAGAAAGAGACTGAGAATATTTGCTAATTTTTACGCAAATAAGGGAATCAATTTTGATGTGGCTGGTATTGTTCCTACATTTACCAGGGCATTACCGAAGAATCTGTTAGAGATCAGTCAGATTGTATCTAATCTGTGGGGTAAGGTTGGAAAGAAAACGTTACTGGCCCAGATTCCTTTTGTGGATGATCCAGAAGAAGAACTGAAGACTGTGGAGAAAGAAGCAGAGGATGATTTGAAACGGCAGCAGGAAATGTTTTCTATGACGGCAAACACACCGCCGGATGATACAGATACATCTGATTCTGGTGATAAACCTGATAACAGTCAGGATGATGAAAAGGATTCCAAAAAGAAAGATGGAAAGGTAAATGAATAATGAACAATACTGGATAAATAGGGCGAATTATCTCATATATCATCATATGACTGATGCTGAACAGACAGCGGATGAAATAGCCACGTTGTATAGAAAAGCCTCTAAATGGCTGATATATGAGTCAAGAAAGATATTTGACAGGTATCAGAACAGTCACGGTTTAACAGAAGCAGCATCAAGGCGGCTGATTAGTCAGTTACAGGATTCTTCATCACTGGAAGAATTGAAAAGGCTGTTAGAGCAGGATGGTAGGAACCGGGAAATACTGGCACAGCTGGATGCACCAGCGTATCAGTTCAGAATTGACCGATTAAGACAGATACAGAATCAACTTGATATTGTGATGAACAATGTTTACCAGCAGGAAAAAATACTTGCTGGTGATTTTTTTGTGGATCTGGCGAATGATTCTTATTACAGACAGATTTATGAGATACAGCACAATACGTCATATGCTTTCAGTTTTGCTCATATAGACAAGAAACAGATTGATAAAGTCATTTCTATGCCTTGGAGTGGAAAGCATTATTCTGAACGCCTATGGAAGAATAGCAAAACACTGACAAAAGCAATTAAAGAAGAACTACTGATTGATCTGATTACTGGGCGGCCTGAAAATGAAGCCGTGAAAATTATTGCAAATAAATTTGACCAGGGGATTTTTGAAGCAAGGCGTTTGGTTCGCACAGAAGCAGCGTTTGTTTCTGGGGAACTGAATGCAGAAGCATATGAAGAATGTGATCTGCAAAAGTATCAGTTTCTTGCAACCTTGGACTTGCGTACATCTGAGATATGTCGGTCATTGGATGGGAAAAGGTTTTTCCTGAAGGACAGACAGGTTGGAAAGAATTACCCACCTATGCATCCGTGGTGTAGAAGTACCACTATTGCAGTCATATCAGAGGATGATATAAAAAAACTGAAAAGACGAGCACTGAACCCGGAAACGGGCAGAACTGAACTTGTTCCAGCTTCCATGACTTATGAGGAATGGTATAAAAAATATGTAAAAGATAACCCGAAGGCGAAAGGGCAGGAAAAGGCAATACAAAATAAGGCTTCTGACCAAGCGCAATATCAGAAGTATAAGAAATCGGGTATTGATGGTGTACCTGCATCATTTACAGGGTTCCAGAAACTAAAATACCAGGAGCCTGAGAAGTGGGAGCTGTTGAAGAAGGATTATAGAGAAAGGAAAAACAATAATGAAATTTTCAGAAGCATTTAAACTCATGAAGCAGGGGGCTAAAGTAAAACTTCCGGGATGGGGTGGATTTTGGTATTGGGATGCAGAGAAAAAGACAATTATCATGCACACGAAAGATGGAGAAGAAATGGACATTAGAGAAACACAGGTGGTAGATTACACCTTTTCTAATGTTGCATGTGATGATTGGGTGATTGCAGATAACCAGAACTGCCCTGAACTTGGTGGAGAAGCAACATTTTCGTTTGGGGAAGCAATTAAGTATCTAAAAAGAGGTATGAATGTAGCAAGAAAAGGTTGGAATGGAAAGAAACAGTACATTCAGCTTGCTACGGGAATCTCGTATAAAACTGCTGATGGTGTGATTGTAAATTGTGAACATGACGCAATTGGAAACATGGCAGTGGCTTTTGTCGGAACATCCGGTGTACAGATGGGATGGTTAGCGTCACAGGCTGATATGCTTGCAGAAGATTGGGTATTTGCAAAATAACAGAAAGGAGAAATACCAATGGTAAAAGTTAAATGTATTCAGAGATTTAATGATGTAACTCAGCCAGTTGAGAAGATGCAGCGTTTTCCAGGTGCAGTCTGGGAAGTAACAGAAGAAAGAGCGAAACATCTTGTGGCTGAAGGAGTGGTTGAAATTGTGACAGAGCAAACAACCACAGCAAAAGCACTTGAGAAGTAGAGACCTGAGGGTCTTTTTATTTTGTCTTTTTTCAGCAGACGTTAAAGAACTGTAAATCTAAGACGAATGACCCAGGCCCATCACGGGAATAGGTTGGGCGGAAAGGATAAATATGAGAAATAAAGTTTTTAGAGCACTTACACAGTGCAGATGCAAGGTTCCTATGAATTTACAGCTTTTTGCAGAAGGAGATGGTGCCGGTTCCGGTGATGATTCTGGTAACGGTGGTGGATCCGGTAGCGGTGAAGGTGATGATAGTGGGTCTGGTGATGATAAACCACAGTCATTTGATGATTTCCTGAAAGGGGAAGGGAACCAGGCAGAATTTGACAGAAGAGTCAACAAAGCAATTCATACTGCTGTTCAGAAAGCACAGGAAAAATGGGAAGCCCTGACAAACGATAAGTTGTCAGAAGCTGAAAAGCTGGCGAAAATGAACAAAGATGAAAAGGCGCAGTATATGCAGCAGAAAAAAGAAAAAGAACTTGCTGACAGAGAAGCAGCAATCACAAAGAGTGAGTTGAAAGCAGAAGCAAAAAATACACTTGCTGAAAAGAAACTTCCACCTTCTCTTGCTGATCTCCTTGTATATACAGACGCTGACAGCTGCAATAAATCCATTGCAACTGTAGAAAAGATTTTTCAGGAAGCTGTTGAAGCAGCAGTTCAGGAAAAATTAAAAGGCGGCGACCCTCAGAAGAAGGCACCGGAAGGTAACAAAGAACTGGAAGCGCAGGTTGAAAAATTAATGCGTGGATATTAAAGAAAAGGATAGGTGAAATATATGGCTATTAATACTTTAGCAACTGAAACCCTGTTTCAGCGTACTCTTGATAAGTTAGCTGTACAGGAAGCTGTAACTGGTTGGATGGATGCCAATGCAGGACAGGTTATTTACAGCGGTGGTAAAGAAGTAAAGATCCCGAAACTGTCTGTTCAGGGACTCGCAAACTATGACCGTGACAACGGGTATGTTATGGGTGGTGCTACTATGGCATACGAAACACTCACAATGACACAGGACAGAGGACGTAAATTCCAGCTTGACGCAATGGATATTGACGAAACTGGTTTTGTGACAACTGCCGCTGCGGTTATGGGAGAATTTCAGAGAGTGCACGTGGTACCTGAGATTGATGCATACCGTATTTCTAAGTTGGCATCTACTGCGGTCACTGCAAAAAAAGCAGGTATGGTAACTTATGGTTATACACCTGGAGCAGCAAACACATCTGCCCTCAGAAAAGCAAAAGAAGGTATCAAGGCTGTTCGTGATTGCGGATACAATGGTCCGCTCGTTATTATGGCAACCTCTGATTTCATTACTGAATTGGAACTGGAACTCGCTGGTAAGATTACAGCAATGACATTTTCTCAGGGTGGAATCAATACGCAGGTACCATCTATTGACGGTGTACCATTTATTTCTGTACCGTCAAACAGAATGTATTCTGCAATTACCCTGTATGACGGTAAAACAAAAGGTCAGGAAGCAGGTGGTTATATCAAAGGCACTACTGCAAAAGACATCAACTTTATCGTTACTGCAAGAACTACACCGATTGCGGTAACAAAACAGGACAAAATGAAAATCTTTACACCGGATCAGAACCAGGATGCAGATGCTTGGAAGATGAATTATCGTAGACATCATGATCTGTGGGTGCTTGAAAACAAGATTGATTCTGTATTTGTATCAATCAAAGACGCTGAGTGAGGAGATGTAAATGATTCTGATTAAGGAAAATGTTGAAAGAATCATTGATGATGATTCACAGGGAATTATTGACCAGCTGTTATTAGATGGCTGGTCAAAAGTCCCTGTTGTAACTGATTCCAAACCAAAAAGAAAAGGAAAAACAGAAAATGGGGTGAATGCGGATGGTAAGACCGTCTGATGTGCGTATTGTAGAGAAGTTGACAGGTGAACAGGATGAAGAACTGATTGCTGTTCTTCTTGATGATGCAGAATCTTTCGTATTGGCTTATACAATGCGTACAAAAATCATACAGCCACTTGAAAAGCCTGTTCGTGATCTTGCCGTGATTGCTCTAAATCGTATGGGGACAGAGGGTGAAAACAGTAGGTCAGAGGGTGGAGAAACCTATAACTTCAATGACGCACCGAAGCAGATTTTTGACACCCTTAATCGTTATCGTATTTGCCGGGTAGGTGGTAAGGTTTATGAGAATAAAAAGAAGTAGACTAAACACATTTTATCTGAAAAAGAGAATCCCAAAGAAAGATAAAGAGGGGTGTTCAACAGAAGAATGGGGAACAGGAGTCCCCTTTTTAGGGGAACAGTGGCCTGCATCTGGTAAAGTGCAGGTTCAGCAATATGGAGATAGACTGAACTATATACTGAACCTAAAACTTGATGGTGCATATCAGATTATAAGGGAAAAACAGGGTGCTTCTTTTGATTTCGGTAATGATTTGGTTTTCAGAGAACAGGATGGAATCTGTATTTTTGCTGATGAAGAATCTGATCCAGATTACCGAATCATTGCAATTAAACCTTACCGACAACTAAAGATGGAGTTGGAGAAGATATGAGTGATGATCTGATGCAGAAATTTTCAGGACTTGTTGATATGGCTGAAGGCGGTTTACAGTCAAAAGTACACGAACAGGCTTTACGCATTCAGGCACAAGCTAAAGAATTATGTCCTGTCCGAAGGTATGGTTCCGGGGGTGGATCATTAAGACAGTCAATCCATGTTAGTACAGAACGACAGGAAGACTTGATTCACAGTGAGATATACACCAATTCAGAGTATGCACCTTATGTTGAGTTTGGCACTGGCCCCACAGGACAAGCGCATCACAACGGTATATCCCCGGACGTTGACCCTGTATATTCCCAGTCGGGTTGGATGATACCAGCTGACGCAATGTCACCAGATGATGCTGAACAGTATGGTTTTGGTATCGCAAAAGGGAAAGACGGCGAAGTCATTGGATATTATACAAAAGGTCAGGTTGCGCAGCCTTTCATGTATCCTGCTTTTGCAGAATTGAGGGATGACGTAACACAAGAAATTAAAGCAGCACTCGAAAAAGATTTGAAAAAGGTGACAAGATGAAAAATGTAAAAGATCAGGTATATGCAGCACTTCTCACCGTTACGGAGAATGTGTCAGACACATATCCGAAAGACTGGGCGAACTTCCCAACTATTCAATATGTAGAAGAAAATAACAGTGTGTGGGAACGTACTGACAATGCTGAACAGAAGGCTAAAGTATCATACAAGATTGATATATGGCACAATCAGAACACATCTGATACAGCCCTTGCAGTTGATGCTGCGGTTTCTGCTTTAGGTCTGGTGAGAACCTATTGCGGTGATGCACCAGATCCAAGCGGATTGAAACATAAAGTAATGCGCTATGAGGGAATCATTGATATGAGTTCCGACATAGTGTACTGGAATTAAGAAAGAGGTGAAGATAAATGTTAGCAAATGGTACAAAACTGGGTTACTCTAAGACAGCCCCTTCTGGCAGTTCTACATCCTATACTGACTTACCAGGACTGAAGGAAATCCCGGATGTTGGAACAGATCCTGAAAAAGTAGATAATACAGTTCTGACAGATAAGCATAAAGTGTATGAAAAAGGTATCGGTGATCTGCCTGAAATGACATATAAGTTTAAATATGACAACACGAAAGCAGACTCTCCTTATCGTACACTGAGAAAAGCAGATCAGGATGGAACAGTACTGTATTTCAGAGAAACTGATCCAGATAAAACAACTCTGGATTTTGGTGCTACAGTGTCCGTAAAACGTACAGGCGGCGGTGTCAATGGTGTAATTGAATTTGAGGTAACCATGACTGTACAGACAGATATTACTTACACAGACCCGGCATAATGCCGGGTCTTTTATTAAGAAAATTCAGGAGGATATAACATGGGCGGTTTAGATGAAGAAGTAAAAAATCAGAAAGAAGAAACAAAAATTGTAGATTTGGATGAAGAAAAAAATAAAAGAAAGCCTTTTCATTATTGGACAGTAGGCGGCAGAGATTACCGTCTGAAACTTAAAGCGTCTAATATTGAAAAGCTGGAAAATAAATATAAATGTAACGTCATGCATCTGGTGGATGATATGCCGGCATTATCTGTAATGCTTACTATCATCCAGGCGGCAATGCTTCCGTGGGAACATGGGGTTAAGTATGATGATATTCTGAACCTGTTTGACAAATATGTTGAAGAGGGTGGAAGTCAGATTGATCTGTACAAAAATGTTGTGATTCCGACTCTGGCGGTATCTGGTTTTTTTACGCCGAAGATGGCAGCGGAAATTCTGGAAGCAACAGACGAAGAATTGTAACAACTACAAGCGAATATTTGTGGGCGATTTACCCGGATGCATTAGACTGTGGAATACGGCCTGAATTATTTTGGGATTCCACTTTAAATGAAATCATGGATATGATGGAGAGTTATGTCAGATGCAGAGCAAGAGATAGGAAACAGCAGATCAGTGATAACTTTATTCTGTCAAAGGCTCTGGCACTGAACCTTTCAACCTTGTTCAATGAAAAGGCTGAACTTTGTAATCCATGGGATTTTTACCCACAAACATTCAAAGAAGATAAAGAAAATTATGAACATCAGAAGCTGGAAGCAGAACTTGCCGATTATAGGGACAAGCGCAGACGGTGGGCTGATGAATTTAACAGACGAAGGCAGCAGGGAATGTAACCCTGCTTATTTTATTGTCGGGAAGGGGGTGAAAATGTATGGGTGATACACTTGCAAAACTGAAAGTCATTCTGGAAGCATCCACAGCTTCTTACAAGAAAGAGATGGAAAAAGCCCAGAAAGTGACTAAAAATGTCAGTGATTCTGTTAAGTCTGAAATATCAAAAGTCAAACAGGCTATGAAAATGGATGATGCAACAGAGTCAGTGAAAAAGCAGGTTTCTGTGTTCCAGAAAATGAAACAGGCGATTACTAAATATCAGGTGAAGGCCGGAATAAAAGTACCTACACAGGACTTTCAGGAATTGCAGTCCGGTATGAAAAAGGCAGAAGGTACGCTTAGTTCTTTGATTGCAAAACAGGAAAAGTACGAAGCAATTGGTGTGAAAAAGAACAGTTCAGCGTGGAAGTCATTACAGTATGACATTCAGGGAGCCAAAAATGAGATTGAAGGGTACAAAAATGAAATGGCTGAAATGCAGTCAAACGGTACTGCGTTTACAAGGGGCTATTCTATACCGAAAGAAATCTTTAAAGGAATTGGTAAAGGTGCGTTAGGTCTTGGAAATTTGGGACTGAATGCTGCTCAAAAGGGCTGGGGTGGTTTGAAAAAAATTATCAGTGGTACAGCGTCTGCATTGACGAAGGTAACCACAGTCATTAAAAGAACATCTGGTGCATTCGCCGCACTCATACAGAAGTTTACAAGCGGTATTCCTGTTTTACGAAGGTTCACAGGTGCAACAAAATCAGCATCTGGTGGACTGGGCGGTGGATTAAAAAACATTCTCAAATATGCGTTCGGTATCAGGTCACTTTTTGCTTTGGTGAACAAGCTGAGAAGTGCGTTAGTAGATGGATTCAAAAACCTAGCACAGTACAGTGGTGAGACAAATAACAGTATTTCAATGCTGATGTCTTCCCTGACGCAGTTAAAGAATGCATTTGCGGCAGCATTTGCACCTATTTTGAATGTGATCGCACCTATTCTGAATACACTGATCCAGAAGATTATTTCTGTAGTTAATACATTTGGTCAGTTGACGAGTGCATTAACAGGTAAAACAACTTACATTAAAGCGAAAAAAGTTCAGCAGGATTACGCCAAGAGCCTGAACAGTAATGCCAATTCAGCTAAAAATGCCAAAAAAGCAAATGAGGAATTGAAACGTACCATTCTGAGTTTTGACCAGATCAATAAGATGGATGATAACAGCAGTTCTGACAGTAACAGTGGAATAGCTGATACAGGTGGTCTGTCACCTTCAGATATGTTTGAGACTGAAAGCATTCCTTCAAAGATTAAAGGGATTGCCGACATGATTAAACAGGCATGGAAGAATGCTGATTTTACAGAAATCGGTGCTATGGTCGGTAATAAACTGAATGCCGCACTGAACAGCATCCCATGGGATAAGATCAAGAACACCTGCAACAAGATTGCAAAGAGTGTTGCCACTTTTCTGAATGGTTTCCTTGAAACAGTAGACTGGAAACTGGTTGGTAATACCATTGCTCAAGGCATCAATACCGCCTTCGGTATGGCAAATACGTTTGCCGAAAATTTCCACTGGGATAGCCTTGGGAAAGCAATTGGTAACGGTATCAATGGTGCGCTGGGTGGTCTGGACTGGAACCTGATACAGGAAACTGTACGCAATATTGCAACAGGAATTACTGATACACTAAACAGCTTCATTCAAACAACTGACTGGGCGTTAGTTGGTCAGTCGTTCGGTAATGGCATCAATACCATTCTGGACTTCTTCCATACCGCTATCAATAACTTCGATTGGACAGGTGCTGGTACAGCACTTGCAGATTTTGTCAATAATGCAGTAAATACCATTGATTTTGTCAATTTAGGACAAACTATATCAGATGGAATCAAAGGTGTTTTTGATTTTGGCATAGCTGCGATTGAGGGCATTGACTGGTGGACAATTGGTGAAAAAGTTCGTGATGGTTTAGCTGCTATTGACTGGAACGGCATAGCTGACGGATTCTTTGAACTTATTGGCGCTGCATTTGGCGGATTATCTGCATTTTTTGGTGGACTTCTTTCTGATGCAGTATCTGGGGCACAGAAATATTTCCAAAAGAAAATTGAAGAATGTGGTGGAAATGTTGTCAAAGGAATCTTTAAAGGTATCAAGGATGCTGTTGTTGGCATTGCAGAGTGGATAAAAGATCATATTTTTACACCATTCATGAAAGGTTTTACAGCTGCATTTGGTATTCATTCACCGTCAACCGTTATGGCTGAACAGGGTGGATATATCATTGATGGCTTATTGAAAGGTGTGAAAGATAATATCAGTAAGTTCCTGAATTATATTAAAGAAATTCCGGGTAAAGTACTGAAAGCAATTGGAAACATCAAGAACAAAGTCTTACAAAAAGGTTCTGACATTGTTTCCGGCCTGAAAGATGGATTTAATGAAAAAGTTTCTACATTCACCAGTGTTCTTGGTACACTTCCTGAGACAATCAGGAATGCTATTCCAAACCTGTTTGATGTAGGATCAAGTATCATTCAGAACTTTGCAAACGGATTTTCAAGTGTTCATATTCCTATGCCACACATTGGTTGGGACTGGACAGGTGGAAGCATCCGTATTGGTAATTTCTCATTTTCATTACCACGTTTTAATTTGCAATGGTACGCAAAGGGTGGTTTCCCGGAAATGGGACAGTTATTCATTGCAAACGAAGCAGGACCTGAGATGGTCGGTAAGATGGGAAACCGAAACGCAGTAGCCAACAATAACCAGATCGTTGACGGTATCAAGAATGGTGTATTTGAAGCTGTACTTGATGCGTTCAATGCCAGCGGAATCCTTGAAAGGGATGATTCTGAAAAAGAAGTTACTCTTGAATTTACACTGAAAGCTGACAGCGAAACACTATATAAGGTGGTCCGTAAAGGCAAGAAGAAATATGATTACCGTTTTGCGGTAACTGAAACAATTTAACAGGGGGTGTCACATGGACAATATTGTAATAAAAGTGGGCGGTGTGACACTGCCCAAAGAAGTTTCGAAGTTCAAATGGAAGAAATCAGATGTTTCTGCGAAAAATGCAGGAAGAACGCAGGATGTTAAGATGCACAAGAACAGGGTTGCGAAAAAACGCACCCTGGGCCTTGGCTGGGTAAACCTGACAAAGGAACAGATACACCAGATTCTTGTTGCATTTGATCCAGAATATATAATGGTAACTTACTGGGATCCCTTAGCTGGTACTGATGTAACAAAAGAGTTTTATACAGGTGATATGGAAGCAAATGTGAAATGGTGGGCGAAAGGTCATGAGCGTTATTCCACACTTGATTTTGATGTGATTGAGAGGTAATAAAAATGATTAATGTATCAGCCGCATTCAAAGCAGCATTAGAAAATGATAACAGAAATTTTTCAGGATCCTGTACAATTACATTAGCATCTGGTAAGTCAATCCCCATTGACGACAGCCAACTGTGGGATAATGGTTTTGTGATTGATGATTCTACATCTAACACGGGCGGTTTTGACATAGGATCAGCAATAGTTCAGAAGTTTACACTAAGATTGAACAATATGTATGATAATTTTACAGAATGTGATTTCACAGGGGCTGTAATTTCAAACGTAAAAGTCTCATTAGATTTAGGTGATAAACAGGAATCTGTCCCTAAAGGTATATTCACAGTCAATGATACAAGCTATGATGGCGATATCATTACGCTGGAATGCTTGGACAACATGCATAAATTTGATGTTAATTACAGTAAGAGTAATCTTACATATCCTGCAACGCTATTACAGATTGTACAGGATGCATGTAGGTGCTGCGGTGTGACTTTAGCAACAGATTCTCTACAGTTTGAGTATTACAATTATGTGATTCAGAAAAAACCAGATGATAACACTATGACATTCCGTGATGTTTTGGCGTGGGTTGGTCAGATTTCTGGTCATTTTTGGAAATGTAATAAAAGTGGTCAGTTATCAGCTGGTTGGTATAATATGTCTGACTTGTCGGCAGGTACAAATATACATACCTTACAGACAAATGTTGTCACGGATGTAAACGTTGACATGGATGATGTTGTAATTACATGTGTAAGAATCGTAACTGAAGATGAAAATTCTAATCAGGTAACTTTTCAGTCTGGCTCAGATGGGTATGCAGTTGTTATCGACAGCAATAAATTTATCAATAAGGATAATGCAGCTGAAATTGCGTCAATGGTTGGTGGACGTGTTGTTGGATTGAGGTTCAGGCCAATGACTGTCAGTTCATTGCAAGACCCTACGATTGAAGCAGGGGACGGGGCAATAGTATATGACCGTAAATTAAAGTCATATAAGACTTTTTTTACAAACGTTGTATTTTCTATTGATGCAGATAATCAAATGTCAAATGACGCAGAATCAGCACTGCGTAACAGTGCCGAAAGATTTTCAGAAGCATCAAAGATTTATCAGGATCTGAAAAAACATTTAAGCAAGAATAAAACTGAATGGGAAAAGGCAATGGAAGAACTGGAAAAGGCAATGAAAGAACAGGCAGGTCTTTATCCGGTTATCAAAACACTAGAAGATGGAAGCAAGGTGTATTATATGTGTGACCATCCGACGTTAGAAGAATCAAAAGTTGTGTTTGAACTTAATGGAAAAGGTTGGGCGGTAAGTACAAACGGTGGAAAAACATGGAACGCAGGTTTACTTGTGGATGGTACCATGATAACAAAGATTTTGAACAGTATTGGAATTAATGCGGATTGGATCAATACCGGGGCTTTTACCGTCCTTGATTCTGATGGAAATATCATGTTTAAAGCTGACACTGCAACCGGGCGTGTGGATATTGTAGCAAATTCTTTTCAATTGAGGGGGAAAACTCTTGAAGAGATAGCGAAAGAATCAACAAAGAATTATGTTGATGCAGTTGTTGGGGATAAGATAAAGGATATAAACACACAGTATTTTGATTCCTATGACCCTACGCTTACGAATAAGCCAGCGTCAGACTGGACTGATACGGATGCGAAGGAAAAACACATTGATGATATTTTCTATAATACCACTACTAAGAAAATGTTCCGTTTCGTCAAGATTGAAGGCGTTTATAGTTGGGAGAGCTTTGATGATCCTGATATAAAAGCTGCGCTTGATGCTGCTTCAACAGCACAAGATACCGCAGATGGAAAAAGACGCGTGTTTTTGGTCACACCTAAACCACCATATGATGAGGGTGATATGTGGGTTACCTCTACCACTGATGGAAAAGGTGAAATAAAAATCTGCAAAACCCCCAGACAATCTGGTGCATTTTCATCCGCTGATTGGATCAGTCCGTCTTATGTGGATTCTGATGATGTGAATAATGCGATTAATGAGTATGATACCAGTTTAGGGCAACCGGAAATTTTTAATAAACTGACCAATAACGGAAAAAACAAAGGTATCTATATTCAGGACGGTGAACTGTATATAAATGCGAGTTATATCTTATCCGGTGTTTTGGCCGGTAAGTTTATTAATGGAAAAGGCATGAGTGTCACTGATAAGGAAAATAAAACAACATTTTATATTGATAATGATGGCAATGTCATGATTGCCGCCAAAACTCTTACTATAGGTGGTAAGGATGTAGAAGATATTGCTGGAGATACTATTGATGAAAAAATAAAGAAAGCAATTCCGTTGGTTATACAGTTATCAAGTGAGTATCAGGCAATCCCGGTAAATGCGGATGGAAACTATTCGAGTTTTCCAAGATGCGAGGTAAAAGTACAGGTTTTTTATGGGGAATCGGATGTTACATCAGAAGCGGCTATATCGTACTCGACAGAAAACATAACAGGCACGTGGTCTTCAGGTACACACACTTATTCCGTAAAGAGCTTATCCGAAGACATTGGATGGGTTGATTTTTCAACGACTTATAATGGAATAACAATAACCAAGCGCTTTAATCTTGCAAAACAGTATGCTGGCGGGAACGGTACGAACGGAAAAGATGCCACTGTTTATTACCTTGAATGTGAAACAACAACGATCAAAAGATGTTCAAACAGCTCTGGCGGATATGATTATTCGCCTTCTCCGCTGGTGTTTCATTTGTATTCGCAGACAGGAGCAGAGGAGAGAAAACAAAACATTTCCGGTAGATGGACGTTTGAGTATACAGAAGACGGAAGCACATGGAACGCTATTTCTGGAACTGGCGTGGGAATAGATATGAAATTCTCCACATGGGATAGGATAACTAACAGAACCACTGCCATCAGATGTACTGTCAGAAATTCTTCCGGAGTCATCCTCGGGATGTTGAGCGTATCCGTACTTGCAGATGCGGAAGTGACAAGAGAAGCTGTTTTTAACGCTCTGACTGACAATGGCGATCGTCAACTTATAGCCTATGGCTCAGATGGGAAATTGTACATTAATGGCGAATACATAAAGTCTAAAACCATAACGGCCGATCTTATCGACGTGAATACACTTGATGCGATTGTTGCAAAAATAGGCGGATTTGTGGTCGGGTCTACCAGTATACATACCAGCGGCCGCAATTCCATGACGTCAACTACGCAAGGTGTATACATAGGAACAAACGGATTTAGCGTATATAAAGACGCGGGAAATTATTTTAATATGAACACTAGTGTAGGATTGCAAATAAAAGGCGGTACTATCAAATTAGGCAATGTAACTCTTGCGGAAGCATCTGATAAAAAGTCTCTGAGCGTCAAATATGGTATGCAGGTACACACTCAAAGATCATCTGGAGAATTCACGGACGGTTCAGGCGAATTTAAACTAATCAACTTGACTACTGTCTCATCGGGACAAACTCTTTGCATTGCGAGTAATATCGTATATAAGTTGTCGTCTTCTTCAAAAAGATACAAAAACCATGTTCGAAATATGGATAGCTCTGAAGCGGATAAACTCCTTAAAGTTCCAGTGGTATGGTTTCAATATAAAAAAGGTTATTTGAGAGAAGGAGACTCATTTGAAGACAAACCAGTGCCGGGATTCTATGCGGAAGACGTGTATAAACAATATCCTGAAGGAGTAATATTTAATGAGGATGGGCAGATAGAAGACTGGAATTACAGAACCATGATTCCGGCAATGATGAAAGTTATTCAGGATCAGAATGAAAGAATTAATACATTGGAAGATACAGTGAGCACATTGAACGAAAGACTGAACAAACTAGAGGAAATGTTGAAAGGGGTGGTTAAATAATGCTGATTGCGAATTTCACCAATTATGGTGAAGAAATTACAGTAGACGGACTTTGGCAATATGATTATGGTCAAAGATTACAAATTAATGGACTTAATCTCCCGGATGTATTTGAGGTTCATTTATTCTGGAAGGGATTGGAAGAAGCAAAAGTTGTAACAGGTTATAGCGAGAATAATAAGTTTTATGTTGATATTCCAAACGAGTCACTTAAACAGAGACAAGCTATCACTGTTTATATTTATCTATCAACACCTGAAACAGGAAAAACTGTAAATACCGTGATGATGTTTGTAAATAAACGGCCAGAGCCTGAAGGATTTGAAATTCCCGAAGACATTGATTTATTCCACCACACATTGACCGCTGTTGGGGAATATACAAGGCAAACAAAAGAAGCTGCACATATGGCAGATACCAGAGCAACCGAGTCGGAATCCTGGGCACATGGGCATAAACTTTATCCAGAACGTGATAAAGACAATGCAAAGTATTATGCAGATCAGGCGAAACAAGTTGCGACAAAGAATGGCTTCTGTCACATGGAAATACGGGAAGATGGACATCTATATTTATCCCGTACAGAAAATATTGTACAGAGTTTGGATTTTAAGATAAATGATAAAGGGAGATTGGGGGTTATGATGTCATGATAGAAACAGATTTAGGATGTGTGACTGCCTATGCTGATGCAGTAGCACAGGGTTACACAGGAACCCGTAAAGAATTTGGTCAGGTGTTGGCAAATTTTGCAGATTCCGCAACACAGGTTGCGGCAGACAGGACAGCGGTAGAAGCTGCAAAGGCATCCGTAGAAGAAATGCAGTCAGATGTAACACAGAAACAGGAGACTGTGGCATCTAACATGAATACAGCTGTCGAAGCCGCTGAAAAAGCAAAACAGTCTGCAAGTAACGCAGAAGCATCAAAACAGGCCGCTGCTAAGTCTGAACAGAACATCAACAATACCGTGACAGCTTTTGATAGTCATGTCGAAGAAAAGAAAAGCGAAGCAGACACAGCAATAAATAAAACGAAAGATGCCGCAGTCAAAGCTGTGATAGATCAGCAGACTGCATCTATTCAGGAAGCAAAAAGTCAGATTGCGTCCTACATTACAGAAAAAGAAAGCGTAGCAGAAGACCAGATTAATAAACATACATCTGATAAGATTACAGAACTGAATAAAGCAGCAAGTACAGCAAAGACTGCATTAGAACAGTCCATATCAAATTCAGAAAAAGCAAAAACAGCTCTGGACGGTAGTATTACCAATTCTGCCACATCCAAAAATAATCTGGATGAGAGTATTGAAACAAGTACCGGCAAAAAATCAGATCTTGATACCAGTATCAAAAATGCTGATACAGCAAAGACTGCATTAGATACTGCCACGACTACTGGAAACAATGCATTGCAGGCATTACAGAGTGAAAATAGTTCAGCCGCATCAAACCTTGAAGAGTTGAGAGGTGAAAACTTTAATTCACAGGAAATTCTGGCAGGGGTTGCTGACCTGAGAGCATATCTTGGACTGTCAGATGATGATATTCTTGGTTTACAGGTAGATTACAGGAATAAAACTTTTAAGAGACTGGCAGGTGCCACTAACCTGACACCCGGCACTGACTTTGACAGATTTTCCATGTATGGTGGCAGACGTAAATGTAATGTTGCTGATAATGGAACTATCAGTGCTTGGTTTGGTGATGAAAGTTATGCGGAAGATGGTTCAAATGGACAGGTTATGGTATATCAGCCTAAGTTCTATTATCTGGTATGCCCGGTCGTATATGATCCAATTGATACAGGTATTGGTTACCATTTGAGAAAAGCAAATTACTATGTATCAGAAAAACCAAGACCAGGTTTCAGATTACATCCGGCATTTTATGATGCGTCAGGAAAAGAGATTGATTATTATCTGACATCTGCATATGAAGGCTCTGTATATGATGTATCTGCATCTGCTTATCTGTTACAGGATGAACAGGTGTTAAATGCGGCAGAAGATAAGTTTTGTAGTATTTCAGGTGCAAGGCCTGCATCTGGGTACTCACAGAATCTCACAAGAACATCCGTTGAACAGTTGGCACAAAACAGAGGTACAAACTGGCATGGTGATCTCATCAAACAGGTATCTGCCGAACAGCTGCTGATGATTATTGAAATGGGTGTTATGGAATTACAGACACCGATTGGTTTAGGTGTTGTCAATATTCCGTGGGAAACTGGCGATAATAAAACCTGTTCTTATGCCGCAGTAACAGGTAGTACTTCCAGTATTGGAAACGGTACAGGTAGGGCTGTAAAATCAACTGTTTATCCAGGCAATGTTGCAACAGAATATACAGATAACGGTAAAACATCAATTTGTTGGCGTGGAAAAGAAAACTTCTGGGGTAACATATGGAAATTTGTATACGGTGTGAATATTTGGGGTAATGGCAAAATGGCAGGGGGTCAGCCATATATTTGCAAAGACTTCAATTTTGCAGAAAACAAGAATAGTGATAACTATGAAGCTGCTGGTTTCACCGTAGCCGCAAAAGCTGGTTACATCTCTGCAATGGGGTATTCAACAAAATGCGACTGGTTGTTTATGGCTTCTGAATGTCTTGGAAACAGCGCACTTCCTGTTGGTGACTACACCTATATTACTGAGCTTCTGAATGGTTACAGAATTGCTCTATTGGGTAGTGCTTGGAGTAATGGCGTTGCTGCCGGGCCGTTCTGTTGGAGTCTGGATAACGGTGTCGGTACTCGGTATCGTAATGTCGGGGGTCGCTTGGTATATATTCCAACCAAGGACTCAGATGTTTATCTTGCTGCCATTGCGTCATGGAAGGCTCAAATGGCAGCCGCTTAATAAATAACTAAATAATGGGTTGAAAGAATCACTGATGTTTTTACCTGTATTGATTAACATAAAAATCAATTACTCAATTAGGTAGTAATTGGAATAATGACGTTAATACCAGGCCATTCTATTGGAATCTGAATAACAGTGTCAGTAATCGGAATCGTAATATCAGGGGTCACTTAATATATTTGCATTGTCAGCCGGGTGGGATATCCGGCTGATTTTTAATCCCATTTCTTTCAACCCTGCCACATGGCAAAACAGAAAAATAGGCGGTGCAGACAAGTCAGAAATGATAATACCGCCTTACTTAATTACTAAAGAGGAAATGTCAACCGTATTTATCGGGCATACATCTGATGTATGCTGACTGAAATTCGGAACTGCAATATACCAAAAATGAAACGTTATGACCATCTATTTGAGAAAATTTGTGATATTGAAAATCTGAGAAAAGCACATAAGAACGCAAAGAAAGGAAAAGGGTGGTACAAAGAAGTTCAGGAAATAGATAAAGATCCAGATAAGTATCTGGAGCAGATTCAGGAAATGCTCATCAATCATACTTATAGAACATCTGAGTATGAAGTGTTTTATAAGGATGATGGCAAAAAGAAGAGAAAGATTTATAAGTTGCCTTACTTTCCTGACAGAATTTGTCAGTGGGCTATCTTACAGGTAATTGAACCTTGCATCATCAATAACCTGACTACTGACACATACTCAGCAATACCGGATAGGGGAATACATAAGGCTCTGCATAAAATGCAGGATGCAATGTGGAATCATCCAGAAGAATGTAAGTATTGCTTAAAACTGGATGCACGACATTACTATCAGTCAATCAACCATGATCTTCTGAAAGAAAAATATTCCAGAATGTTCAATGATTCTGAACTGGTATGGTTACTGACTGAAATTATTGATAGCATACAGACCGCAGACATTGAAGATCTGACGGCAATTTATTTACTGGAAGAAGATGTTGATCCTGAAACTGGAATACCGATAGGCAATTATTTATCACAGTATTCAGGAAATTTTTATTTTTCATCATTTGACCATTGGATAAAGGAACAAAAACACATCAAGTATTACTTTCGGTATATGGACGATATTGTTATTTTTGCAAAGACAAAAGAAGAACTTGTTGAGTTAAGAAAAGAAATTGATGTTTACTTTAGAGATGAACTAAAACTAAACATTAAAGGAAACTGGCAGGTATTCCCAACATTTGTCAGAGGGGTTGACTTTTTAGGATACCGAACATTTTACAAATACACTTTGTTAAGAAAGACAACCTGTATAGATATGACTAAGAAATTAACTGCATTGCGTGTAAAAGTGGAATCAGGGAATATGATGAACTATTCAGAATGGTGCAGCTTAAACAGCTATAAAGGATGGCTTATATCATGTGATTCCTTCCGGTTGTATCAGAAATACATAGAACCATTATTACCGTATGCAGATGATTATTATAAATGCAACATAAAACCCAACACAAAGAAAGGACGAAAGGTAACATGATTGATTATGGAAAACAGAGAAGCACAGTCAAACCAGATGAATTGGAGCTAACTGAAACAAAAGTTTTTGTCAGTTCCAACATCACTGAAGTGAATGAACCGGAAACGGATGAATATTCGGGATTCACTGGGTATGAATTTGATCTGATAGAGTATAGCAAAGACGAATATATCAAAATTCAAGCAGAAAAGAATGCAACGCTGGAAGATGAAATTACACAGGCACAGGTGGCAATGTGTGAAATTTATGAAATGATTGGATAGAAAGAGGGTGTAAGGTATGGCAAAGATTTATGCGGCACTAATTATCAAAGGTGTAAAGACAATGGATGATGTACCTGACAAACTGAAAGATGCTGTAAAGGCTATTTTAGAAGGTGGTAACTGATGTTTTATCAGTTGATCATAAAATTACTATTCAGAAAGGATGTGCAGACTATGGCGATTATTTATGCAACCTTAATCATTAAGGGTAAGAAAACTTTTGCTGATGTTCCTGATAAGATCAAGGACAAAGTAAAAGAAGTTCTGGTTGACTTAGATTGTCCTGAATTAGCAGAATAATTAACAGGTAATCAAATTATCACAAGTACAAAAACAACCGCTATATGACGATTATATAACGTCACAGGCGGTTGCTTTTATGTACAGAAAGGAAGTAATGAAAGAGTTTTTATTAGAAACATATTCTGTTGCACTTCCTATCATTCTGACTACCTTTATGGGGTACATAGTATGGCTGCTAAAGGTGCAGAAGAGGGACAGAGACGCTAACAGCAAAGGAACTATGCTGTTATTAAAAGTACAACTGATTGAATACCATGACCGTTATATGGCAGAAGGTGACATTCCATCTTACGCATATCAGAATTTTTGTGAAATGTATGACGCATACCATGCGTTAGGGGGTAATGGCATGGTTACGAAAATGAAATATGAGATCGAAGAACTACATCTAAAAAAGAAAGAGGGTAAATGATTATGAAAAACATTAACTGGTTAGTAAGAATTAAAAACAAAGCATTCTGGGTAGCACTGATTCCTGCTGTACTTCTTCTGATTCAGGTCATTGCAGCAGTGTTCGGATATACTCTTGATTTAGGTAATCTGGGAAACAAATTACTTGATGTTGTCAATGCAGTATTTGCAGTGTTAGTGATTCTCGGAATTGTGACAGATCCAACAACGAAAGGTATCACTGACAGTGATCAGGCATTAACATATACTGAACCAAAAAATAAGGGGTGATTTTATGGAAATAAAGGGTATTGATGTATCTGCATGGAATGGTGTGATCGACTGGCAGAAAGTAGCAAATTATGGGATGGGTTTTGCCATCCTTAGAATTACAGAAAAAGGTAACAAAACGGACAGTACTTTTGAAAGAAATTATGCGGGCTGTATAACTCATAGCATTCCTGTAGGTGTGTATAAATACAGTTACGCAACGAATATTTCTGAAATTAAATATGAGGCAGAAACAGTGATAAATGTACTGAAACAGAGAAAACTGGATTATCCGGTATTTTTGGATATTGAAGATAAATGCCAGGAAAATTTATCACAGGATTTGATGATACAAATGATTGATACTTTCCGTGATATTATTATCAGAGCCGGTTATAAGTTTGGTATCTATTGTGGCTATTACTGGTACAAAACAAAATTACCAGAAAAAGCAAAGAAATATGACTGCTGGCTGGCAGCATATCCGTCACAGGATGATGGAACTATGCAGATCAGATTAAAACCTGCTGCTGGTATTGGCTGGCAGTATTCCAGCAAAGCAACTATTCCGGGAATCTCAGGGAAAGTAGACAGAAATGTCTTTTACAAAGACTATACTGCAACAAAAAATGAGGATAAGGGGGAAACGACAATGGACAAAGCTATTGAAAAAGTTATCCTGATTGCGAAAAACGAAGAGGGCTATTTGGAGAAAAAATCAAACAGTCAGCTTGACAGTAAGACAGCAAACGCAGGATCTGCTAATTTTACGAAATATTGGAGAGATATAGAACCATCCTATCAGGGGCAGCCTTGGTGTGCGGCGTTCGTATCTTGGTGTTTCATGAAAGCCTTTGGTCTGGAAAAAGCTAAAAAATTGCTGAAACACTGGCCTTACGTGTACTGTCCAACACTGGGAAATTTGTTTACCCGGAACGCAAACCCGAAAATCGGTGACATTGTTATCTTTTATCATAACGGTACATTTACCCATACAGGACTTGTTACCGCCGTAATCGGTGATCGTTTCTATACGATTGAAGGTAATACAAGTGGGGCATCCGGTATTATCGCAAATGGTGGCGGTGTATGTGCTAAAAGTTACCTCAATAGTCAGATGCCCGGAACTAAGTTCTGTACACCGGATTATAGTATTGTATCTGATGCATCCGCACCTGCAAAACCTGAGAATACATCATCTAATACTACACAGACAGGAGAGGAATATATGTTTGAGCCAAAAACTGTAAAAGCTGGTGACAAGAATACTTCTGTACTTCTGTTACAGGAAATTCTGAAATCACGTGGATTCAAAGGAAAAAATAAAAAAGACCTTGACCTTGACTGGGAAGCAGGAGATAATACCATATATGCTCTGAAACAGTATCAGAAATCAAGAGGTCTGGATGTTGATGGGGTATGCGGATCAGCAACATGGAAAGATCTAATTGCTATCTAAATCCTTGTTACTAATTTGTTACTAAATGAGCAAGAAACTAGAGGATTTACAAGGACTGAACATTTTATAAAATCCTTAAAAATAAGGGTTTACAGGACGTTGCAAACTGGAAGAATTATGTTATAATGATTTTTAAAACGCTAGGAATGTTGATTTTTCAGCATTCCT